ATTACAATTAATTTTACAATTAAATATTAAATATACTTTGTTTTAAACTTTCAATCAAGTTTCCTGTGGTATCTACTTGAGGAATTTCTATATTTTGCCCATATTCTTCGATTAATCGTTTCTGATCTTCGGTTGCTAATAAATTATCAATAAGGACTACATACAATAATGTATCTGGATCATTTGTATCTAAATAGCACGGATAAGCGGTTCTTCCACCAGAACTTGTTTCTCTCTGTCCAGTATAACCAGTATTTACTTTTCCAATAGCTTTAAATAAATTCGCAATCTCTGATGGACCATTTAATGATGTTTTAATAAATCCTGTTAATGGATCTGGTTGAAAATGATAATCTTTTTTACATATTTTTTTAACAACCTGTTCTACATCTTTATCATCTTTATATACACGAAACTTTGATTGATCAACTGTGTGCATTACTTTAACCTCCTTGATTTTATTTGACGCACTTTCAAAAGCTTCTTTAATTGTACTTGCTGACGTATTTTTATTGATTTCATCAATTCGATTATTGTGTGTGCATATTAAACTCAATGTTTTTCTTGTTGTCCAATAATATAATTCATTTAGAGGATACTGAGGACAATGTGCAATTTTGCCAGCGAGCCGACCTCCTTTTTGTGCCGCCTGATCTTTATCTTCAATATTTCCTAAAATTAAATCAGTCCAAATTAACCCCTCACTTCCATTTTCAAGAGGAGCATAATGAAATGATATGCCTCTATTTACTTTTTTATTACCCATAATTACAAGAGGTCTATCATTTAAATTTAATTCTTTATATTTATCAAACAATAATTTGTTAAATCGCATTCCTTTAATTCTGTAAATTTTTCTAACTGGATCTCCATATTTTAATACAGTTAAACCAGATTGATTAAATACCATAACGTGAAATCCTTTTTTTACCAAATCTACAGCTAGATCAATCTGAGAAGAACGCTGTGAACACGCATTGATGATTGCTTTTCTATAATATACTTCTCCTGAAGGTAATATTATAGGGGTTTTAAAATGCGCATCATTTTCCTCTATGTTTCTCAGAGCATATCCATTTTTACTTTCCTTAGTTGTTTGACTTACAATTTTGAATTTTGTTTCTGGATGATGCATTGCTCTGTAAGTTGGACATTCAAGTTCTGCATTATCACATACATAATTTGCCGCACTTTCACATTCTGGATATTTGCCATCTAATAGTTCACCCTCTGTAGCTGAAATCCAATAAATTGACTGCAATGATGTATTATCTTTATGTATCATATCTAAAAACGATACATTCCTCTCTCTATATCTTACTACTATATCCCTAATTCGTGGATAGGTTTCATCTGCTTCATCAAATATAGGAATATTTTTTATTAAAGGATTACGAGAATTTTTATGCTGTATATGTGCCATTAGTCCAACAATTTTATTTAGCTGTTGATTATTCGCCAAAGCAACAATAACAGGTGTTTTATATTCATTGTCGTCATCCGCAATGTATGCATCCATTTTTGTTTTTAAATCTCCGAATGTCGTTTTTGATGAAGATGATAGTGTAAATACTTCGCAGTCATTTTCTTGGATTGATGATAGAATTGATTCAGATGATTGATCTGCTAATGTTTTATCATTTGATACAATAATATAGAATACTGGTTTTAGCTGGCCATTTTGTTTAATGTATTTGATGTGTTTGCTCAAAATATTTGTTTTTCCTTTTTGGGTATTATATATAATAAACGTAGCTTTGGGATTATTAAAGAATTGTCGCATCAATGTTAATTCGCTTCCTGATAAATCAACTTCACAAACAGACTGTGAAATATCTTGATTTAACATATATACATATTCATCTTCCAGTAAACCGCGTTTTAAATAATTTCTTTCCGTAAGAGAATTAATTATGTTAGAACAGTCTTCTTCTGTAAATTGCTCTGAATTTCCGTCATAATGTTCTTCTAAAACGCATTCTGTTAGTTCTTGTAGTGTGTGAATTATTATTTGTTGTGACATTGTTTGTTGTAGTATTAAATATTATATTTAAGTTTTTATAATATTTAAATTTCAATTTTTTAGTAGTTTATAGATAATAAATTAAATAATTATATTTAAATTTCAAATTTGTAAAAGTCTGAACTAACTTCTCGGGTAGCAAATGAAACATTTGGATCCTGTGGCGGTGGCGCAGCTATAGTTTCCGGTATATATCGCAGCTTTTCTGGCTTCAACACAAATGCGTGTCCCTCCTCATCAAAGAATATATTATTTTCTTCTAAATTTGTATCTACTAACTGATATCGCATTGCCAACATTTGTGTACCATAGGTTCTCATTGTTAATGAGCTCGGGTTATTTGGACTTATTCCCTTATCCGGCATACCAATTGTCATATTTAATTTGTTATATTCGATTAGTTCAATCATATCTGGAGCATTTATGATGTCGTAATAATGTAATGCTCGCATAAAAATAGAACTACTAGTCATATTTACATATTCATAGAATGCTTCCGACTCCAAAAAAGATGTATTACTTCTATCTACTGTTATAACTACCTTTCCAGCTATATCTGATAATTTAACCTGTCCGAAATTCTTACCATAATTTTCAAAACTATACTGCTTGTCTAATAACATTGTATTGTATCCTTCGAGAATTTTTGCAAAATTGGAATACATTTCTTGGTTTGAGCTCTTAATTCTAAGATGTAAAATAATCGGATCTAAAGGATTTGGTGCAGTAGAGCTGGCAAATGCATAATCTCTAATAACACTTAATACATCGCTAAAATTTACCGAATTAAATGTTTCCTTTACACAATAATTATCTGATGTAGATGTGGCGACTACAGGCTGATTGTTAACTGAATAAATTTCAAAGTCTAAGCCTCTAACACCTTGCTTAAGTAAGTTTTTTAATGTGCACGTGTCTACATAGCTATTCTTGTAACTCCCACCTGAGCACGCATTGTATGCGGTTTTTATATAATAATCTCTTAAAGAATATTGATACAGTTCATTAGTTGTATCGATAGATCTCATTTTACCGTTTATGGTTCCATACATTGTATCCATAAAGCTGCAATCTCTTGCTCTTAGTCCATTCGAAAATATGGTTCCAGAATAATAAAAATATACCAATAGCGCAACAATAGTAACTGTAAAAGTGATAATAGTTAATGCTAATACAGCAGTTCCTTCTTTCATATTTTTTAATTGCTCGAATGCTTCATTTATTTTTTTTGCAGCATCTGTCTCAGACATATCAAGTATATATTTATATTAATATAATATTTTATACTATATCTTATTAATTTGTCATTATTGATATTATTGATATTATTGATATTATTGATATTATTATTTGTCATTTAATTTGAATAAAGAATATGATGAAATAAAGAATTAAAAAATAATAACAATATATACTAATTATGGCCGGTGGTTTAATGCAACTAGTCGCCCAAGGGCAACAAAATATTATTTTAAATGGAAATCCATCAAAAACATTTTTTAAATCTACATTTGTTCAATATACGAATTTTGGACTACAAAAATTCAGGGTCGACTTTGAAGGCTCTAAAACACTGCGTCTATCAGAGGAATCTACTTATACATTTAAAATTCCACGGTATGCTGATCTATTAATGGATTGCTATCTTTCCGTCGTTATTCCTAACATTTGGAGCCCTATCTTGCCTCCACAAGATCCAGCAAATGACACTGCTCAAAATATTAATAGTGAAAATTGGGTTCCATATGAATTCAAATGGATACAAGATTTAGGAGCAAAAATGATTTCTAAAATTAGCATCACCTGTGGTAATTACACTCTTCAAGAATATTCCGGCGACTATTTATTGTCCGCTGTGCAGCGTGATTTTAGTGGTCAAAAAAAAGATCTTTTTTATGAAATGATTGGTAATGTTCCCGAACTAAATGATCCCGCAAATGCAGGCTCTCGTGTCAATTCTTACCCTAATGCGTACTATACCGATGCTCTTGCTGGCCCAGAACCTTCTATCAGAGGCCGTATTCTGTATATACCATTAAACAATTGGTTTGGTCTTAAAAGCCAGATGGCATTTCCTTTGACATCGTTGCAATACAATGAGCTGCATATTAACATCACCTTGAGACCTATTAATCAGCTATTTCAGATACGTGATGTTTTCGACTCTACCTTTAATTATCCATATATCGCACCAAACTTCAATGCTTGGTATATGCAATTCTATCGTTTTTTGCAACCCCCTCCTGACATCAATATTGGCGTCAATTCATATTCCGATCAAAGAACGTTATGGAATGCAGATGTGCATTTAAATTGCACCTATTGTTTTTTGTCAAATGATGAAGAGCGTGTCTTTGCATTAGAAGAGCAAAAATATTTGATCAAGCAAGTTCACGAGCAAAAATTTTACAATGTTACAGGGCCAAATAAAATTAGTTTAGATTCTTTAGGTATGGTCGCCGACTGGATGTTCTATTTTCAGCGCAGTGATGTCAATTTGCGCAACGAGTGGTCGAATTATACAAATTGGCCCTACAATTATATGCCTCAAGATGTCATCCCTGCATCTTCATCAGGAACATATACTATTTATAGAACGGATTCAGGTGGAAATCAAATTGCTGTAAATATTGGCCCTGGCGTTAATCCCAATGGCAAACTAACAGGTCTTTTAATTACGCCTACTTATACGCCTGAAAATGATAAATATATTTTGGTTGGTCTGGGTATTTTGTTAGATGGATCTTATAGAGAGAATATCCAGCCTGCTGGTATATATAATTTCATCGAAAAATATATTAGAACTAGCGGCAATGCGCCACTCGGATTGTATTGTTATAATTTTGGTTTGAATTCTAGTAATGCTGATTTGCAGCCATCTGGTGCAATTAATATGAGCCGTTTTAACCAAATTGAACTGGAATTTACTACTATTATACCGCCATTAGATCCGTTGGCACAGAGTTTGACTATTTGTGATCCAGCAACAGGCAATATTATCGGCATTAATAAGCCGACCTGGCGCATTTATGATTATAATTTTAATATGACTTTGTTTGAAGAACGTATCAATCAAGTGATATTTATTGGCGGCAACTGCGGCCTCGCTTATGCGACATAGATTGATAAATTTATAAATTATATTATAATACATTATAATATAATGGATAATGTTCCTGGTTTTATAAAAATAAACAAAGTTGATGGTTTTAAAAGTTTAAAGTACAGGGACGGTGTGGAAGTAAAAGACGATGACTATTTGTATTTGAGACAAAATCATTATGATCGTTTAAATATGATTTCTTTAGGAACACTTAAAGAGGCTACACAAAGATCAAAAAGATTAAATATGCCTAATCACATTTTAGGAATACACGGAGATAACTATGGAGAGTTTGGAACACTAACAATAAACGATAATTTATTTGTTCAAGATGAATCACGTCTTCCAGATGATCATCCTAGAGAACGTAAAATACCTATTTTACAATCTTTAGCTATGAACGCATTGTCTCCTGCTGATTCTGAGCGTTTAAGGTTAAGTGGTTTTCTTATGCCTCCCCCTAGCGAAATAACACATTCAGATGGATCAAATCAAAATGCTGGAAAACTTAAACATAGAAAGTCCCGTTCCAGAAAATCTCGTTCTAAAAAGTCTCGTTCTAAAAAGTCTCGTTCCAGAAAGTCTCGTTCCAGAAGAGTTAGACAAAGATAATTGTATTACGATTTTGGACCTCGATTATGCGAAATAAAAAAATTGAATATTAATTATAATATTACATTTGATGTATAATATTATAACAATGCTACTAACACATTTAAAATCAGTTATTATATTTGTATTATTTGGACTTGTAATAAGTAATCAAATATATACAAAAACTCAATTGAGAGGACTTCATCAAAAAATGATTAATGAAGTATTTGAAGAAAAAATAAATGAAATTATAAAAGCGGTTATTCAATCAGCAAATCACAATCAAACTAGTTACACAGAAATTATATGTTTCGAAAATGGTCGATATATAGGTAATTATGATAACACTATTTTCAATAAAAAATCTGATGATGAACTTATTCAAAGATTACATGATACATTAATTGATAGTGACATAACAATTGCTGAATCATCTTATCGTTTTTGTAATAACCGGAATTACGATGAAACAAAAATAAATAGTAGAAAATTAATTATAAATTGGTAACTATATTATTTGACAATTGTTGTCTTGCTTACGCGACATAAATTTATAAATGGACATCAAATAATAACGCAATTAGATAAAGAATAAATAAATCAAACATAAATATTATTATAAAATTATACATTTTTCTATGAGCAAAATGACTAAATTCATTATTCGGATACAATTTATTCCATCTACTTTCTAATATTTTTAATAATTCATAAGTTAAAAATCCTGCTACAAAAATTAATGCAGTTCTTAATGAATTTAAAAAAAATTTATGATGTATTATTTTAGTTGTCATATTATATAATATACATATTATATAATGTTTTTAAAAAAATATATCTAAATTATATTTTTTTTAAAAAGTAAGTATCCAATGCCTCCAATAACAAGGCTACCAATACCTATACCAATACCAGTTGATAACGAGCCATATTGTTTGTCTTCATGTGTATTTGAAATTCCTAACTCGCCTAATGCACTTTCCATTTTTTCATCTATTGAATCTCTATCAGAATCTCCAAGAGGAGCGTAATAACGCGAACTTACACCTCCCTTATAAATTCTGCTTCTTTTTTTATTAGCCTTTTTACTTTTATTTTTCCCTTTTCTTTTTCTAGATTTTTTACCTTTTCCTTTTGGTAAATTATATCTCATCATAGAGTATCCATTAGTATCAATATCACTATCACTATCACTATTTTTATCATCAAAAATTTTAAACCCATTTTTAAGGTAAAACGTTTGCACAGTTTTATCTCCTGATACATCGACTGAAAGGTGTATACTAGATAACCTCAATATACTGGCTAATTCTTTTAATTTATCAATTAATGCCGTTCCAATACCTTTATTGCCGCTATCAGGAACGCAGATACCAGAAATGGTTATATATTCTGGATAATTAATTGATATAGAACAACATCCCAATACATTTCCACTATCAGATTTTATATATAAAACTGTCTCTTTTTTAATAGAATTAACAAAATACTCATAATCAATTGCACTTTTATTCCTACCTTTACAAAAATCTCTTTGACCTTCTACTTGTGCTACTAAATCAGATCTATCTCCTTCCACGCAACCTAAACTTCTAAAAATATCTGAAGAGTTTTCTTCTTCTTTGGAACAAAGATAAAAATAATTAACCATTATATTAAATTAACTATTTAATATAATTTATAAAAAATAATAACTTATAAAAATGATAAAATGATATACGAATTTTTATACTTTTAAAATTTAAAAATGCAGATCCAATAAATTATATTACAAATATTTTGAGATCATTTATCGTCACATATATTTATATATAATTATTAAACGAGACCATAAATGCAGCCAATTGTCTTTAAATTAAAAATAAATATATATTCCTTGAATTAGAAAGTTGGAAAATCGCAGAAAGTTGCATAAATTTGGAAAAAGATTTTTCGATTTTGGACATTTTTAAAAATGTCCAAAAATGAAATCCCAAAAGTTGCTTTGAAAAATGATTTTGTAAAAATGCATTTTAGAGCATAATGGTGCAAAACGCATTTTTACAAATGCAAAATTGTTACGATAATTTTTTATATTTTTCAATAAAAAAGAATTTAGGAATTATTTTATTGTATCTTTATAATGGATACAAAGGATACAAAAAGTTGCTCAAAAGTTGCTCAAGAATTTTGCTGTATGATGTGTGACTATAATACAAGCAAGAAAAGTAGTTATGAAAAACATATTTTAACTGCAAAACATTATACAAACGAAAAAAGATACAAAAAGATACAAAATGTTTCTCAAAAGTTGCTTATTGTTCCGCGTGAATTGCACACGTGTTCGTGTAACAAAACTTTTAAATATCATTCAGGACTTTGGCGACATAAAAAGAAATGTTTTAAAATAAATATAGAACCAAATAAAGAAACTAATATTGAAAAACTTATTGAAGATAAACAAGAAAGTATAAACAATAATATTTTAATGGATAAAGATATTATTATGTTATTAATTAACGAAAACAAGGAATTCAAACAAATGATTTTAGATCAGAATAAAACAATAATAGAATTATCAAAAAATAATATGAACGTAACTAACAACAATACTAACAATTCCCATAATAAAACATTTAATTTGCAATTCTTTTTGAATGAAGAGTGCAAGGATGCGTTAAATATTAGTGAGTTTGTTAGTTCTATTAAAGTAGAATTAGGAGATTTAGAAACAACCGGGAGATTAGGTTATGTGGAGGGTGTTTCTAGAATAATAAATAAGAATCTGAATGATTTAGATCAATCCAAAAGACCAATTCATTGTTCAGATTTGAAACGAGAGGTTTTGTATATTAAAAATGATGATCAATGGACAAAAGAAGATGAAACAAGACCGATTCTAAAAAAGGCGATAAAACAAGTTGCAAATGAAAATATTAAACAAATTGGTGAATGGAGGAAAAAATATCCTGACTGTATGGATTCTGAATCAAGAAAAAATGACACATATTTAAAAATTGTTAGTAACTCAATGTCCGGATTAACAAGTGATGAACAATCAAAGAATATTAATAAAATTGTTACTAATGTTGCAAAGGAAACTGTTATAGATAAATAGTTCTTTAAGTTAAAAATAAATATATTCTTTACTTTAAGTTACAAAAAGTTGGAAAATCGCAAAAAGTTGCATAAATTTGGAAAAAGATTTTGCGATTTTGGACATTTTTAAAAATGTCCAAAAATGAAAACCCAAAGTCCCATTTGAAAAATGATTATTTAGGATGTTGTTTTAGACCATAATGCTCTTAAAACCATTTTCGCAAGTTTAAATTTGTTATGATAAATTTTATTATTTTGAATTAAAAAAGGATTTAAAAGTTTTTTATAGATTGCTTATATAAGCAATGTTTAGCAATGTAATTTCTCCCAAAAATCCCACTAGTTTTTGTTGCAATATATGTGACTATAATACGTCTAGAAAAAAAGACTACGACAAACATATCCACACCATAAAACATATTAGCAATGCTAAGCAATCCCTTTTAGACGATAATTCAAATCCCAAAAGTCCCCCTAATGTTTTTGCACCAGTTATCAAGCCAATAAAAAGTCCCAAAAAGTCTCAAAAAGTCCCAAAAAGTCATCAAAGCATAAATCATCACAAAACATATATGTGCTTATGCGGTAAATTATATGCAGATAATTCAGGACTTTGGCGACACAAAAAAAACTGTTTTAAAATAAATATAGAATCAAATATAGGATCAAATATAGGATCAAATATAGAATCAAATAATGAAAAACTTATTCAAGATAAACCTACTCATCTAACAGATAAAGAATTAATTATGCTTTTAATTAATGAAAATAAAGATTTCAAACAAATGATTTTAGATCAAAACAAAACAATAATAGAATTATCTAAAAATCCTGTAAATATTACAACAAATAACAACAATACTAACAATTCCCATAATAAAACATTTAATTTACAGTTCTTTTTAAATGAAGAGTGCAAGGATGCATTAAATATTAGTGAATTTGTTAGTTCTATTAAGGTGGAATTAGAAGATTTGGAAACAACTGGGCGATTAGGTTATGTGGAGGGTGTTTCTAGAATAATAAATAAGAACCTGAATGATTTGGACCAATCTAAAAGACCAATTCATTGTTCAGATTTAAAGAGGGAAGTTTTGTACATTAAAAATGATGATCAATGGACAAAAGAAGATGAAACAAGACCGATTCTAAAAAAGGCAATCAAACAAGTTGCAAATGAAAATATTAAACAAATTGGTGAATGGAGGAAAAAATATCCTGATTGTACTGACTCTGATTCAAGAAAAAATGACACATACTTAAAAATTGTAAGTAATTCAATGTCAGGACTAACAAGTGATGAACAATCAAAGAATATAAACAAAATTGTTACCAATGTTGCAAAGGAAGCTGTAATTGATAAATAATATTTATATATCAATTATTAATCAATTATTAAACAATAAACAACAAATTATTTCAATAATGAATCAGAAGCATTAGACGCAGTCGGTCCTGTGTCATAAAATAATCCGGTCGCTGTTCTTGTTACCGGATATACAGGTATAGATCGATACTCTTCCGCTTCAGGCGAATACTGATTTACTAGCTTTCTGTCAGCCAAACTAAGACCAAAATTAAATGATTTTGTCCACATATCATATCCCTCATATGGTCGAACAATTTGAGAGTCTAAAGATCCAGGATATGCATAAGCCGCTTCAGATCCGATGTCAGTTGTTAATGGCGAATATTGCGGAGTTTGACTCAAAGTTAATTTACCTGCATCATTTAACGGCTGCACTTCTTCATTTGTTAAATATTTGGGAGGTTCATCAATAGGTGGCTGACATCCCTTACAATCTACATCAGATGTGCATTGTTCTCTAGTTATAGCACATTGAGACTGAGGGCCGCAAAAATTGGAACAACTGTATTTGTTATTTACAACGTCAACATTATGACTATTTTTTGGACTATTACTGTCATATGTTACTAACGCATTAGGGTCAAATCCTTCTTTAAGGGTCGGATTAAAAACAAGGCTATATAATAGCCATCCTATAGCTAAACAAAGAATTACAGCTACAAATTTAATGACTATTTTCATATTTATATTGATGCATTTAGTATGTTTCATATATATATAAAACAATAATTTATTTTATATATTTATTATAAAATGTCAACTGAAGAATCGACAAATGCTATAGATCAAAAAGTGGCTGAAGAAGAAGGAACAACAAATGAAAAGGCGGATTGGCCAGGATTTTTCAAGAGTTTTGGAAATGGACTCGTATCTGTTATTTTTGTAGGAGTTGTTTTAATTGGATCTGTAGGATTATTTCTTGCAAAGGTAGCAAATGCAAATATCTTGCCAACCGACATAAAAATGCAACCGTATACAGACATAGAAAGAGAAGTCCAATTAGATGTCATTTATATGAATCCAGTAAAAGTTCTATCAGCTTACGGTCTAGGATTTTGGGCAGATCCTATAAAATTCTGGATACAAGAGGCCAATTTTGTTAACAATGGACTAAATTTTATGGATGCATTTAAAAATACGTGGTTATGTAGTTTAAAAGCAAAGGCGGAACCAGAAGGCAAACCACCAAGTCCATTTTGGACATATGAGCATACTGTGTTAAAAGAAATGATGTGTACATCATTTTTTCTTATTCAAAATATATTTTTTTATATGAATTACTTGCCGGAATGGTTAACAATGATATTATTTGCAATGTTTTTTTCTGTAATATTAGTAATAATTTATATATGTAATTTTTGTTATGGTGTGTATACACATGTAATACACTTTTTTGAATTGTTTACAAATTTAATAAGTGAAGATTTCTTGAAAAAAGCGACGAGACCTGTTCCATCAGCACCTCCGCTTAATGCTTCACAATATGGTTATGATCCTCAGTATCCAACAGCTAATTCTCAACTTAATATGAACCCTGAAGATTTAATACCTCCTTATTACTCAGCGCCATTTCATATGTTTATTTATTTTATTGGTGCAATAATATCTATATGGGTGACACCTGCATTTATAACACTATATACATTATTCAAATCATTATCGGCATCATATTATGTAAGAGAACGTAATCAATCAGATCCACCCAATAAACTAAACTTGATATCTTTTATTAAAAATATTCTTTATTACAAAAAGACATTTATATTGGTCCTAGCAATGCTGAAACTAATGAGCTCTACAAATGATTATTTAGGGGCTTCTTATATGCCGGGAGTGATAATTGCTATTTTAATACTTATATTTGGTATGAATATGTTAGTTTCAGGGGATGCGAGTGTTGCCTTATTCGAAGTTGTAAAAAATGCAGAGTTTCCTTCTCTAAAAGAGCCACCGGTGCAAGCGGGAGATAATCTTATAGACAATTGTAAAAAGGAAACAGTAAGTATTAAAAGTGATGTAGAAATGTCAAAAATAAAAACAATTACAAATGAACCGGCGAATGTTTTACAAATGGCTCAGTCTTTAAAAGGTGGAAGAAATAAACAAATAAATAATTATCTTCAAACTGGAGGTAAAAATCAAACAGGATGTAAAAAGATGAAAAAATACAACATACGATTAGTTTAAATAATGGAAACAATTTAAATATAATTAAATATAATTAAATATGTTTAAAACAAATAATACAAATCAAGGAGAAAAAAAACCATTTGTTAGTATATGCACTCCAACATTTAATCGCAGACCATTCATTCCCTTTATGATTAAATGTTTTGAGAATCAAACATATCCAAAAGACCGAATCGAATGGATCATTATTGACGACGGAACAGATCCTATTCTAGATCTAGTTCTAAATGTGCCTCAGGTGAAATACACTTATTATAAAGAAAAGATGTTGTTAGGTAGAAAGCGAAATCTAATGCATAATAAATGCTCAGGCGACATTATATTATATATGGATGACGACGACTATTATCCACCGGAACGCATATCACATGCAGTGCAAACATTGCAAGATAATCCAACATTTTTAATCGCAGGTTGTAGTGAAATGTATGTCTATTTTGACTCGAAGCAGAAAATGTATAGATGTGGACCATATAAAGAGTATCATTCAACTGCAGCAAGCTTTGCTTTTAGAAAAGAGTTGCTAAAAGAGACAAAATACAATGATGAAAATGCATTAGCAGAGGAGCGATATTTTTTAAAAAACTATACAATTCCGCTGAAACAGCTGGATAGTTTAAAGACAATTATAGTTTTTTCACACAAGCACAATTCACTGAATAAAGAAAAATTGCTAGATAATATGGAAATGACAAAGACTGTTGAAACCAATCTACAGGTCGATGATTATTTTACAGATCCAGTTTTAAAACAATTTTATACAGTAGATATGAATAAATTATTAGAAAATTATGAGCCAGGAAGACCGGAACATAAACCAGAATTGTTGGAACAGATGAATAAAATGGAAGAAAATAGAAATAGACTCATAGAAGAAAATAATAAAATGTTAGAAGCTCAGAAAACATATCTGGCAAATGTGCATAAGAGCTCAAATCAAACACAATCATTAGAATTAGATATATTAAAACAACATTATGAAAAACAATTATCAGACAAAACATATTTAATTAATGAGCTTTTAAAAAAAATAAAGAGTTTAACAATTGAATTGGATGAATGTAAGAAACTAACAAAATAATAATAACAATAATAACTAACAAATACAAAATAAATATATTTAAATAAAAAAATATATTTAAAGAAATGATTGCTTATAATATATAGTTGACAATGTATGCCTATGATCAAGAAGAACTAATGAGAACAAGTGACGATGTATTGAGTGATATTCATTCAGTGCCATCCAATATTATTAAAAATATGCCTTTAAGAACAAAGGTAGATCGTCTTTACACGATTAAAAAACAATTAACCTCAAAGGATGGTAAATATCACGACTTTGTAACAATTACTATGTATGGTTCTGGTAGTTCTGGAGCATTTATTAGAAATGCAGTAACCGGTGCATATACAAATCATCTTGTTGGAAGCAAGGAAGATTATTTATATTTTAGTGTTTCAATGTGCAATGGAATGGATAAAGCAAATGGACCTGTGCATTTATATTATGATTCGCCAATTCAGTATGAAAAGCATCAATATGTAATTTTAGATCAAAAAATGAAAGATGATTGGTTTAATAGAGTTAATGCAATCAGTAAGAGGTAAAAATAGTATGCCTAATGAAATTCACAATTTAATAAATTATATAAATATTTTATTAAATACAAATGCTTATTTTATTCAATTCAATTCAATTCAATTCAATTCAAAGTATATGAATACTAATCTTCTAAATCACTTTCATCGACGGATAGATCTACATCATCTGCATTTTCTTTGGTGTATTTTTCTAAATATCTGTAAATACGATTTATATCCAATTTAGATATCTCGTAATTTTCAAATAGTAAATTCATTTCAGATGAGTCAGGATCATATTTATTTTTGATATCGAGAAAAAAAGCGAATAAATCTTTCTTATCCATACCTAATTGCTGACATAAATTTTGTATAAAAATATAGTTATTATATTCAGTAGAATACTTTGTTAAAACTTTGGTAAAACGAACTTCAGCGGGATTAAACTTTGGTTTCTTTTTAGTAAATGTTTCGTGATAAATGCTATTATTTTTAAATGTTTTAATCAAAGAACTCATTTCATTGAATTGCCAAATTTGTTTCTGAAATGTAATACGATCAATATAATCCGCAAAACACATATTATCTAATATATTTAAATAAAATGGAATAGAATCTTCTTTTTTCATTTTTCCAATTACATCAATAATATTTTCGTGCCATAAAAGACCGACAATAGTTCGATCTGTCTCATTCATAATAGTTAAATGATCATCAATAGAATAATTATTATTAATTAATTTTTTTGTTATTTTTCTAGTATCATCATTATACGATTTCATTAAAAATATGTTTTTTATAATATTGCTGTTTAAAATACTTTGTTTGTTTTTATAAAGATCATAAATAGTATTTAATTTACGTAAATCTCCTTGAATAAATGTAATGATACTAGTCTTAATATTTTCATCTATTAGCGGTAACATAACATTAATAATACTATTCATTTGTAGCTTAGTCGGTGATTTTAATTCAATTACATTGCAAACCTTCATTAATTCCTTGATTTTTTTGTCAATATGATAATTACCAATGCATATAATTGGATTTAACGTAATTTCTTCTAGGCGTTGTTTCTTCGTCTTTTTTGGTCGAATAATTTTAATTAATGCATTGATGCCGCCTTTGTCGCCATTATTCATTCCATCAATTTCATCCATTACAATAGCAATTCTTTTGATTTTTTTATGAAATAAGCTCATTATATTTTTATCAGACATATTATGCTTTGTAATGGTGTCAATAATTGATTTATTTCGTATATCTCCTGCATCATATTTAATAACATCATAATCCAATTCTTTAAGAACGTTAATAACAAAATTACTTTTACCGGATCCGGGTTCGCCGTAAATGTAAATTCCCTTTTTTGTAGCCAAATTGTGCTTGTTTAACTCAAAATTCCTTAAAATATCCTTCATTTTATTGATTTCTTCTTCACGATTTAATAAATTATTGATATTTAGAATTTCCATCTTATATGTCTTATAATATTCTTTTTATGTTGATTTTTACTTAAACCAAGTTCTTGAAATAAACAATCAATTATTTGTCTACATTTATATGACTGGTTCTCAATGCAATATGAAGCTAAAAAAATGATATAATTTGCATAAATATCATCCTGATACAAGTATTTCTTCATATTTAACCATTTTTTAAAATTTTCTTTCAAAATTTGACTAAATACAAAATCGTTGTCTTGTCTTATAGTTGTTCTGATGTAATTTTCGAGCTGTCTTTTTTTAATATATTCTCTAAATAAATGATGATATTTGGTATATAATTCTTTATTTAAAGGCATTTTGGCTATTGATGGAACATATAAACTAACAAGTAAGGAAAGATCTTTAGGTAATTTATTTATATTTTTAAAAAAATCATTTGTTTCATTTGAAAATATAGACATATCCTTAAAATATAGTATAAATTATTTTTAGATCATTTAATAATTCTATAATTATACAATCATATAATTAATAATATACTAAATTTAATTATGTATCGGCATCATCTTCGGTTGTAGTTTCAGTGCAAGGATTTTGAACACCGTATGTAATTCCATCCCAAGTAACGCCACATTTTGAAGCCCAGTTAAATTTTGAACAATCTCCGTCAGTCCCAGTAAATGGATCTTGATTAAAATTCATTGTATTTTTGTCGTTAGTTGTTGGATTATTGCATGTGCCTAAATTGTGACTATTGAAACATTCTGATCCGTTTCCGGATAAATCTACCCAATAATCAGGACAAACGCCAATAATAGGAGGCCATTGCTGCTCGCTAGTCGAATTAGATAATGCAACACCAATTACTACTAAAAAAAGAATTAAAAATACCACTGCTATCATTAAGACTGTTTTTTGAAAAGATGATTCCATTATATAAATAAAGATATATTTTTTTTATGGCTGTATTATAATATGGATAGTTTAAAAAGCACAAATGGTAGAGTTGATATACTAACAAAAAAAGAGGCACCTGATATTTCCAATTTGTTTGCAATGTATGACAAAATTCCAGCAAATCAATGCACCACATTTAGAGAACCAACTTTAGGCCAATGGGATGAAACTGCATTATCTAAAGCCTATTTTTCTCAAAATAATATTCAGATTGTGCAAAATGGCATTCGAGCAGGAGTTTATAAAAAATCAAATGGACAATATATAGTGTCTCCTCAAGATTGTGACGCACTTAAGATAATAATGCGAAGCGTTTTCTTGCAACACGCTGTAAATTTAGAGCAGGATATTCAGGGTCAAATATACGCACTAAATAAAATAGTATTAGAATATTGCATTCATCATGTATATTCGGAAGCACAGGGCTATATGAAATATTTGCACGATGTTAGCACATTAGCAGTGCCTTTAGCAACACCAGTAATGACAACTCAAAATGATCGTCGAAATTATAAGATGCCTAATTGGTTTTAAAATAAATGAATATAATGAATCAATACAATCTTTGTATTTATAATGATCTATAATGATCTATTATATCTATATTGATCTCTATTGTTACGATAATATGATGTAACGTGTGGATTTATTTCATTAGATAATTTATTAATATTAGTTTTTACAATCGTATCATTATCTTCTGAATAATATATGTCTTCAATTTTATAACCTCTTTTTTGAGGTATATCAATCATATTTTTAATACAATTAAAACAAGGTTTACTAGATGCTAATTTATATGATTTTAAGAAACGTATAACTAACAAATTAACCTTTACAAGTTTTTTCCTTTTATGCAAATAAGGTAAACGTAAAATGGCATCAATTTCTGCGTGAACACTAGGCATTGTGCCATCAATATCAGTATATTTATTCATCCCATATGATAATATATTTATTTTTTTACTTTGCGATGATGAATAAATATTTATTTCTGGTATTGAAGTATATTTGCCTTGAAATACACAAGAAACGTGAAAATAATTTCCACAAATACATTTATTAACTCTTAAATTATTGTTTTTAATCTCGTCTAAATTTGTATCAACTGGCAAACAAAATCGTTTTAGAAACATTGTGTCCATAATAGTGCACATTTGTATTTATATTTATATTTATATTATAATATATAAATATATATTTATATATTTATATTATAATATATTATTATATATCATAATTCGTATTACGAATTACAGATTACCTTTATACCTTATATACTTTGTTATAAAAGAAATAAAAATAAAAAAATAATTTATATAATATCCAAATAATATTTTATAAATAATTATTTATTTTTATTATAACTCATATTGCATTTTAAATAGAATCTTCGACTAAATTAACTACTGCTTTTTTTACCATCTTTTTAATACCAGTTGCCTTGTTTACGATTTTGGTCGCCTTCTTTTTTTCACCAGCTTTTCCCGAGTTGTTGCGTTCTGACCTATATTTAAGATATTCTTGTTCCAGATTTTCCAACTCATAAAGCCACATTTGTTGCTCAGATGTTTCTTTAATACGTTGCAATTCATCAGATTTATCTTTATGATCTTTATTCAGTTTTTCAACATTTTCTTCCGAGACACTATCCATAGGCATTTTTACCAGATACTTGAAGTCATTATCCTCATCTAGTGTTGCATAACTTTTAGAAAGCAACATTGCTATAATTTCATCCTTCTTTTTCTTTCGTAAATCAATTGTCCCATCAAGCAATTCTTGAATGTAGCGCGCCTTATTAGATAATATTAATAATTCTCTTTCTAGCGCATCAATCAAATATGCTTTTCTGTCACTATATAGCTTCAATCTAGTTTCAAAATAGTCATCAATAATCTCTTCAATATTATCATATTTTCTAAGTTTATCATCCGCATCAAACAGATGCATATTAGTAGTTGTGTTTGTAGTATACAGCTTAAATAATTTTTCTAACGCATTGCAGCCGTGTTCCAACTGAGTCGTCTCTAATTCTTCCACCTTGCCTTTTTGTAAAGTAATCGTAAAATCTACTGTAGTATCCTTGCTCATATCATCGTAGTCTTTTACAAGCGGCACAATTTTCTTGCCTTCTTTGTTTAGACCTGGATCGATAAGTTCCTCTAATAGTTCTTTGAAGTTCTCTGTCCATAACCCAACCGGTAATTCAGTGACACGTATTTTATCGGGACCAACCTTATCATATCTGCCTTTAATTAAGAACTGTGTATCTCCAATTTTATTAATTGTGCCTTGAAATCCTTCATAGAAAGGCACAAATGAATTACTTGGGAAGCTTAAACCATTCATTTTTGCCTTAAGATAATCGATGATTTGCAATGGATTATAGCACATAATATCTGTGCTAAAACCAGTGCCAATACCCTTGGAACCATTAACCAAAATCATAGGGATAATTGGCGCATAAAATTGCGGTTCAACAGGAGTGCCATCGTCATTTAAATATTCCAAGATGTAATCATCATGTTTTGAAAAGATGGCTCTAGTAATCTGGTTTAATTGCGTAAATATGTATCTCTCTGATGCGCTGTCCTCGCCACCTTTTAAACGCGATCCAAATTGTCCTGATGGAACAAGCAAATTAATATTGTTTGAACCAACAAAATTTTGTGCCATTCCTACAATTGCACCATTTAAGCTGGCTTCGCCGTGGTGATAACACGAATGCTCAGAGACATAACCGCTAAATTGTGCAACTTTTATCTCGGTTGTCAAGTTCTTTTTAAACGCAGCAAACAGAATTTTACGCAAACTTGTCTTTAAACCGTCCATCAAGTTGGGTATGGAGCGATCACAGTCATATTTTGAAAAGTGAATTAATTCTCTGCTGATAAAGTCTTCATATGTTACGCTGGGTTTGCTGGTATCTAAATACAGTTCTCGGTCATAATCTTCAAGCCATAGCTTTCTGTCGTCTGCACGTTTCTTATTGAAGACCATATCAATTGCTTTAACACTAGTTTCTCCAGTATGTTCAAATCCGACAATCTTCTTTTGTTCGAAATATTCTTTGAATTCTTTGCCAGTGCTCGTTCCTAAACCTTTATAATATTTTATCTTCCAGCCTTTGATGTCACTCTGATTTGCAGTTTTCCATTCTTCGTATTCGCCATCATTATAAAACATAAGTGTTTGCTGTCCTTTTAACGCCTTCAAAATTGGAGTATTCATAAAGCCGATAAAATTAGGAATTTGCGTGAGACTTGGCCATTCGTTTTCAAACAAATTGATACACAATCCTTTAATATGTGAACCATCTAAATCCTGATCCGTCATAAATAATACTCTACTATATCTCAGACTAGTCAAAATATTTTCTGGTGAATATTCCTTACCGGTTTCTAGACCAAGTATTTTTTTAATTTCAGCAATTTCTTTATTTTCTGAAATCTTTTTAGGTGTTACTCCTCTCACATTTAGAAGCTTGCCTTTCAAAGGATAGACGCCGATAATATTACGATCTTCAGAAGATAGTCCAGAAATAATACCAGCTTTTGCCGAGTCTCCTTCGCAAAATATTAGAGTGCATAATCCGGATTTATCTGTTCCAGCCCAGTTTGCATCAGTAAGCTTTGGGATACCTCGCACAGATTTGGTTTTTGTGCCATCTGTTTTTTTGGCAGCCTTATTTTCCTTTACTTCTGTTAAAGCACACGCAGCATCCATCACGCCCATCTTTGCAACCTTTTCAATAAATTTATCGGTAACATCGCATTTAGATCCGAATTTAGAAAAGGGCGTGTTCATAAAGTCCTTGGTTTGGCTATCAAATGCAGGATTTTCTATGTCACATCTGACAAATAATATTAGCTGTTCTTTTATCGAATTAGGATTGACCTTAACCTTTTTCTTTTTTTCAATGAAATCAACTAGCTTTCTTACAATCTGACCAAGTATATATTCTACGTGTTTTCCACCTTTTGAAGTATGAATACCATTTACAAATGATATCTGAACAAATTCACTACTAGGTGATAATGCAACTGCGTATTCCCAGCGATCATTTGGTAGTTCATATACTCGCGGGGTTTCCGACTTCTCACCAATATACAAACAAATATATTGCTCGAAATTTTTAGTAGGAATAAGCTGTGAATTATATTTGACCTTGAGCGTTTTATCTGTTACTGCAGATATATCAAACACACGCTTTTTGAGAAGCGAAATCATATCCGGACTGAGACCAGATAAGCCTAAGCGTTGATAATCCGGTTTAAATGTGATTTTTGTATATGGCTTTGTCTTGGTTGCCTTTGTAATCTTTGGTTCACAAATTGTATCTAAATTATCTTTAAATTCTTGAGTATACTTTAGACCACGTATATGATCAACTGTTTCAACTGATCCATAAGTTGACCAAATTAGAACAAGCTTGAACCCGAACCCATTCTTTCCCCCAACAATTTTCTTTTCCTCTTTGTTGTAATTTGTGGAAGTTCGTAAATGACCGAAAATCAGTTCAGGAACCCAAATACCATCTTTTTGTGCCACATCGATTCCGTTACCGTCATTTACCATAATAATTGTGCCATCATCCAATATAGACACATCGATATAAGTAACAGGTAACGAATTTCCAACATTGGCATCAACCTTGGATTGCATTCTTACAACGTGATCACGACAATTAACAATGCCTTCGTCAAATAGTTTAAACAGACCAGGAACATAGCTAATATTTTTTTCTATAATTTTATCAGCAGCTTCATTTAGGATCCACAAGTCAGAGTCAACTGTTTCAACAGAACCAATATAAGTGTCTGGATTATCGAGAATATGCTGCTTATCCGTTTTTTGTTCGACATTAAAGAATAATGCATTATTCGGCTCGATATTAGTAGTATTAATAGTAGCGCTCATTGTTGTAGTAGATATAGTATGTATATAAATTGTAAGAATATGTTTAAATTGATTTCAATTTTATTTAAACATATAAATTAATAAATATATTATAATATATACATATTTATTAATGTCATCAAAACAGAATTTTATACCAGGAACAACACCTGGAAATAAAATACATTTAAAAAGATTGATAAACTATAATAGCAGGATTGCTTTTTATAATTTGGAGTCAAAGTTTATAGGAGATTCAGATTATTTTTGCGATTGTTTTAAGAATAAGGTAAACCGTATTAAGCAAGGTTATAATGATCCTAATGAAACAAATGCACAGCGACTATCAGTACTTGCATCGTCGACTTTAGGAGGTAATACAACTTTTGGCAATTTTAATGTGCCTGCACAAATAACATATTTAGGAGGAATTGAAGGTCAGCCAGGAGGTATTCCTCGGCCTCTTAGAAATAAATTTTAGTTGCGTTATATAATTTTAATCTTTTAATATTTTGACTTTTGACTTTTGACTTTAGAAATAATATTTTTTCTTATTTAAATATATAATGCGAATTCAAAATATTGGAACTCGTGCTCAAGTATGGCATGGAACTGCAAAAAAGACATCAGGTGGTTTAACAAAATCTGATTTGATGCAGAATAAAGCTGGACGCATTGTCTCAAGAGCTAAACACAATACGGCAAAGAAAGAAATGCGTTTAGTTAAGTATGGATATGGAACCAAGAAGGGTGAGTTTGGTTTTGTCAAGTTGGGCTCTCACAAGCGTGGACGTAAATCAATGAAACGTGGATCAAGAAAACACGGATCAAGAAAAATGAAGGGTGGCTCTGGAATGGGTAATTTTAGTCCAGCTGATGTAAATGCTGATTATATGATTAAGGATGTAGTTCCTCAACAGTTTGGACCTTTAGAGCGCGCTTTAGTTGGCGGTAAGAGCCGAAGACGAAGTCAGCGCGGCGGCTATCATGGTAACGCTTTTAGCCCTGCTGATGCAATGGCTCAAGGCATTGATGGCCAAGGTATTACTAATTACAGTGCTGCTGGATCTGTTGGTGTTCAAGAGGCTGCTGGTATGGCTGGAGGACGAAGACGAGGAAGAGGACGAAGACGTATGCAAAGACAAATGCAACAAAGTATGATGGGTGGAACTTATAACAGATCCCATAGTCCTGCCGGTTTAGGATCTGCCAACTTGCAAATTCTTGCTGGTCAAGGTAATTAAGTTATAATAAATATTACAAGATAATATTACAAGATAATATAATTTTAAAATTAAAGATAATATAATTTTAAAATTTATTCTATTCATTTTTTACCCAATCCGAACTAACAAATTTATCAAATTTAATATTTTCTACAAGAAAATGAGATAAAAATTTTTCAAAAAAATGTTTACTTACTATTGGATGGAATGACTTTTCAACAACTAATTTAGCTTGAACATAAGATTTATAATTTTGATACAAATCATCAAATGATATTAATGATGATTCATTTAATGAATCTTTATTTTGCAGCTTATAACTAGCTAACATTTCAGTAATATCATCGTGTTTAGACCATAAATTGCAATTTATATTGGTAATATATTTATTATCAATTACTTCAACTTGTGGATAAAAATAGTGCCAAATCATTTTAATAATTTCCTTATCTGAAATGTTAGTTGACTTGTTTGTTAGTTTATATATAGAAGATATTTCGTCAATTTCATATTCATCATCAAATATATTTTCTTCGCCGGTAGTAATCGTAATATGTTTTTCCCAAAAAGATAAGAAACTGCTAACATTAGGTAGAAATTTGCTGGTTACATTTGTAAAAGTGATATCTGGTGAGGAACCTACTACACATATACTTGTTGTCGACATATGTTCCTCGTATGTTAGTTGAGTTTTTAATAAAGATCTCAAATTATTTGAATAAATCATATTGGGTACATTAATACTAGATAAGTAAAGCTTCCAAATGTAGTGCATATTTTTCCACGATAAATTATATATATTTGCATTTGTATTTACATTTGTAAAAATGTTGTTAGTTGAAACAGGTTCAATACACTGACTAATAAAACTACAAACTATTTTATCGATTGTATTTGAAGAAAAGAACATAATATATTTTTTTATAGGATCTTCTTTTGGAAAGTTAGCCAAAAAATGATCTGCATTGTTATATCTATCAGAATAATGCGCAGCAACACAAAGCAAATCAATTCCTATTTTATTTAATACATCTTTAATAAAATCTGTTGCAATAGAATTAAAATTATCATTTGTTTTTATTAGGCGATATAGCGTAAGATTATGACTATCATGATACTTAGAAATAAAATTATTCATAATAGAATTTCCTGTTGTAATGTATGCAATAGAGTCAATTAAAGATATAAATTTTTTTGTGTTTGAATTGACAAAAAACATTAAAGAATTTGTTCCTGTTTCTTCAACATTTTTCTTTAAGATGCAGTCACCAATAACAGTTAGAAAATATTTTGTTTCTGTTTTTGTTTCAAAAATGGTATTTAAAAATCCCAATACATTTTGAATGGTATATGTTTCGGGAATAGATTTAAATAAAGTGCGATCTTTTATTTGCCTGATAATATTTTGCTTTGTTTTATGTTTCCAGGCCATCAATTTACCCTCATCTGTAATAGTAGATAGTAAATGATGATGTATGTCATCTTCTTTAATAATCTTATATGTTTTGCTGTCATATTCATAAAAAATATTGTTGTACGGCATATAATAATATTGATGCTTACTTAGAAATACTTTATAAAAATTGTCTTGTTCCATTGTTAGTTCATTAATGCGCAAAACACGTTCTTCATATCGTTTATTTTCTGTTTCTAGCATTGTAGGTAAATTGTTTAAATGTGTTTGCAATCTCTGCAACATATATTGATTGTCTTTATATTTTGTAAAAAGATCTGTTATATTTGGCATTGAGTTTGAAATAAAAGGTTCTTGCATATATTTATATTTATAAGCATTTGTTTAATATATTTTATAATAAACAAATATTAAAATTTATATCTTTTTTATACCTTATTTCTAATTGTAAATACAATATCATCATATCTATTTTTATTTGATCGCAAATCATATGCACTAACAAATTTTTTTAATTTGGCAGGAACTACTTCATATAATTCATTAATCCATTTGGGATCTTGTATATCTTCAATAATTAGTATGCCGTTAGCTGCTAACAATGGTGTATATAGTTGAATACACAATTTCATACTTTCTAGCGTATGAGGACCATCATCTAATATCATGTCAAATTTTATATTTTTATCTATAAATTCAGTTTTAACAAATTCTTTAGTATAAGCATCTACTGAAGTATGTAATATAATTCTTTCATTATTTTTAATCCCATCCCATATTTCATCTATATGTTGTATATCTAAAGCATATACATTTGCATTTGTAAAATAATCGTGCCACATTTTAATACTACCTCCGTTTGTAATACCTTGTCCATAACCAATGCCAATTTCTAAAACATTTTTAGCGGTTAGTTTTTTATCAACTAACAAATTCTCATATAATCCTAAATAAGAGTGAATAGTATTTTTATCTGTTCTAGAATTATCAACAATTTTAGATAAAGACATATTATATTATATTATAATATATTATGTCTTTACCAGATATAAAAACTGCTAAAATAGGAATTATATATGTTTATTATGAAAGAATTAACGAACAAAAAAATCAGACAAATTTATCCTTTTTTTTAAAATACGGTTTAAATGAAAAAATATGGCGCAAAATAAATATAGAAACATTAATTGTTGTAAATGGAAATCAATGTGAAGTAGTGATTCCAACAAAACCAAATATATTTGTTTTAAAAGAAGATAATTGTTCTGACTGGGAAGGATGGTATAATGGAATAAAATATTTAGAAAAAAAAAATTCAAAGCCAATTTGGGAACAATATGATTATTTATGTTTAATAAATGCAGGCGCCTTAGGTCCTATATACGAAAATAATATAGAAACTCATTGGCTAGATCCATTTTATAATAAAATGGTTAAAACTAATTCTATATTATGTTCTCCCAGCGTAAATTTTTTTCCGAAGTCTAATCCATCCGGAGAAGGACCAAGAATATTACCTACTTTTTATTTAATTAGATGTACACAAATAATAATATTTATTATTACTAATGAAAAAATAAAATTTATAGATATAACATCAACAGATACGTATTATGAACCTTTAATGATTAAATTATATAAAACAAATTGTAACACAGTTTTAGGACATAAATTTGATAAAAATGACGCTATTTTAACAGGAGAATTTGGATTATCAAGAATATTAATAAAAAATGGATTTAGATTAACAAGTTTATTATACGATTTTGATTGTCATGATCCTAAAAATTGGTCTGTTAATAATTTTATAGAGCCAGACAGATATATGTCATTTAATGGAAAAAATATACCACTCTCAACTATTTTTATAAAGAATGTTTGGAGAACCCCCGATGGGGGATATGCTAGTTTACCATTATTGTATAATGAGTGTATGAATTATGTATATTCTAAACTAAATATGAAACCAATATTTAATGATAATAATGATAATAATGATGATAATAATGATGATAATAATAATGATAATAATGATGATAATGATAATAATGATAATAATAAAATTATGAAATATAATTATAATTTATTAAATAAAAATGATCATCATAGTTGGTCCAATAAAAAAGAATTTTATAAAAAATATGGTTACGCTGAAGAAATGATATTATTTAATAAACCAAGTAAAAAATGCTCTGGATGTTTGATTTATGCTCATTATGATAAAGATAACATTGTTAAAGATTATGTTATACAAGCAATAAAAACATTTCGATATTTGGGATATGATATTTTATTTTTTACTTCATCTAAATCAATAAATAATATAGATGCATTACCATGTAAAGTATTTTATACAGTTAATAAGGGTCCGGGAACAGATTGGAACATATATTTATTTGGATGTAATTATATATTAAAAAATAAAGCAGTTTATGATTATATATTTTTATTAAATGATAGTTTAATTTTACCTGTTAATGGGATAGAAAATTTTGAAAAAACTATATATTTAATGAGATCTACGTCAGATTTTTGGGGACACTGGGCTTCTAATGAAATACAATGGCATATAATAAGTGCTCAATTTGAATTTAAATATAATATGATAAATGATATAGTAAAATTTATTACAAATAAAATAAAGACATGTAAAAATAAGGCTGATTACATACACAATTGTGAAATTAAATTTGCACAATATTTAATTAATAAAGGATACAAATCAAATACAGTTATTAAGGCTAATGAATATACTAATTTAAATGTAATATGCTATGCATTAAATCCTGCTAATATAAGTAATTTGTTACAAAATTCTAATATATTTGCTATAAAGTGGAAATATAGTATTTCTTATTTAAATAAAAATATAGCAACTCCTGAATTAAATTATTTAACCAGATTTTTGTATTATGGTAAGTATGGTACCATATCAGAAGCAGAATTAGGAGGAGCTTTTCCAAAATCAAAAGACGAAGAAAATTAATTATTTAATTAAATTATGAATTAAATTAATATTTTAATTCATAAGTATTTAAAGCGTTGCGTTTAAAATGATTATAATGTCTCATTTAAACAAAAATACAACAACAAACGAAGGGAATGTTTTAACTATAAAAACAGTGCAGATTGCTCCATTTCGAACACTAATGACCGCTTTAAAAGATATTCTTTTAGAAACAAATATTTCATTTCAACCTGACGGAATTCGTATTATTAATATGGACAAGTCTCATACTATTTTAGCTCATTTGTATTTAGCTGCGCAAAACTTTGAGTCTTATGAATGCAAGCAAGAAAAGATTATTATTGGCGTCAATATGTTTCACCTTTTTAAGCTGATTAATTCCATCGATAATGACGATACATTAACGATTTATATTGAGAATGTCGACTATTTTGACGGTATTGTTTCTTATTTAGCGCTAAAATTTGAAAATGGCGATATTAAGCAATGTAAAACTCAGAAGCTCAAATTGATTGAGCCTGAGCCGGAAGAATTGGAATACCCTGAAGTCAAGTTTAGTTCTATTATTAATCTGCCTTCTCAAGATTTTCAGAAAATCATTCGTGATTTGTCTTGCATTTCTGATAAATTGGAAATCAAGTCGGTCGGTAATGAGCTCATATTTAAATGCAAGGGGCAATTTGCGGAAGCTGAAATTCATCGAGCGGAATCAGATGGATCAATGGGTTTCATTTTAAAGCAAGATTCGTCTAAAATTATTCAGGGCGAGTTTTCTCTGAAAAATCTTGGATATTTTATTAAATGCACCAATTTGTGTTCTCAAATTGAAATCTATTTGGAGAACGATTTGCCTTTGGTTGTGAAGTATGATGTTGCAAGTTTGGGATCAATACGCCTCTGCCTCTCAAGCCTTCCGTAATAATTTGTGAGCATATATGGTAACAAATTTAAAAATATATTTATTATTTATAATAAATAATAAATATCATATTTATAAATACTCTTTTTAAAACAACTTAAATACAATTCGATGTATTAGGATATACCCGACTATGCCTACTAGATATACATTCGAACAAGTTAAAAATACATTTGCGCAAAGTGGCTGCACTTTATTAGAAGAAACATATACAAATCAGCTAGAAAAATTAAAATATATTGCATCATGTGGTCACGAAAATACAACAAGTTTTAAACAAATTTTAAAAGGGAGTGGAATTAAATGTTTCAATTGTGCATTGAATTTTGCTACATACGAAACCATTAGCAAAAGTTTTGAAGATAAATTGTGTAAATTATGTTACACAAAAGAAGAATTTGATGCATTTTATATAAATAATAAACAAAAATTAAAATATATTGCTGCATGCGGGCACGAAAACGTAGTTTGTTACAAAAATTTTTCTTCTTTAAATCAGGGTACAAATTGTCCATCATGTGTTAATAAAAATACTGGAATTATATTAAAAAATCTTAGAACAGGCCCTGATCGTGTTAGTTCTATAGAACAAGAATTTAATTGTATTAAATATTTTACTGATTTAGTAAAAGACAAATTCATTATTAAAAAAACATTTGATGGCTGTAAAGCGGATATTGTAATTAAACCTTTAGATAGTAATGAAAATTTATGGTTAGGAATTCAAGTAAAATCTACACATGTAAAAACCGAAAGAGAACAATATTATTTTAGATTAAATAATTCAAATTATGATAATTGTTTATTATTATGTATTTGTGAAACAGATAAAAAAATATGGTTAATTCCATACGAAGATGTAGTAGATCAAAAAACAATTGGTATTGCAAAAAAATCAAAATATAATAAATATGAGATTACAGAAAAATTACATGAAAATATACAACATTTCTATGTTTCATTAAATAAATTTTGTTTTGAAACACTTAATATACCAACAAGTGACAATCAAAAACAAGAACAATCATACCGAAATTACCGAGAGAAAAAAATAGATTTTATAGAATTTAAAAATAATGAGATTGAGGGTCTTGTTTATGATTTTATGATTAATGATAAACGAGTTCAAGAAAAAGTTGGTTGCCTTTGTAAACCAAATAACCCAGATATGTTTTCATTCCACTTGAGTAAATTTAAATGTGTTGAGAATGGTAAACACGTATTACAAAATTATCAAGAAGGAGATAATGCATTATATTGGTTAAATTGTAAAAACAATAAATTTTATGTGATACCAGAATCCGTTCTTATTGAAAAAGGATTAGTAGGAAAAAATAGTAAAAAACAACATTTATATGTTTCTCCTACAAATAAAAATACAGAGTGGTGTAATGCATATTTATTCGACTATGATGATCTAGATAAAGATCATTTATTGCAAATAATAAATAATTAACTTTATCAATATTATTTTTATATCATTATAATAACAAGTTATAATTATTATTTACAAACCAAACTGTATTTAATACAAAATATTAAAAAACTAATTGTTAATTATAACTAATATTTATTTAAAATACTTAGTAAACAATAAAGATTATACTGACAAATAAAAATAAAATAATAATCAATAATATATAATGTCTTATACAAGCTACACTAATTATTTAGGAGCACAAAGATGTTGTAATACATCGAGATCAGGAACAAATGGCGTACGAGGTGCAACAGGTGCTGCAGGACCCATTGGACCGATTGGCGTAACGGGACCAACTGGACCTGGTGGAACTGGATCAACAGGACCAACTGGACCAACTGGACCATCTGGACCTGCAGGAGGACCACCAGGCCCTACAGGCGCAACAGGTGCCACAGGAGCCACAGGTGCCACAGGAGCCACAGGTGCCACAGGAGCCACAGGTGCCACAGGTGCCACAGGTGCCACAGGAGTTACAGGCGCAACAGGAGAAACAGGAGAAACAGGAGAAACAGGCGCCACAGGCGCAACAGGAGCCACAGGAGAAACAGGTGCCACAGGCGCAACAGGTGCCACAGGTGCTACAGGCGCAACAGGAGAAACAGGTGCTACAGGAGAAACAGGTGCTACAGGCGCAACAGGAGAAACAGGTGCTACAGGCGCAACAGGAGAAACAGGTGCTACAGGCGCAACAGGACCATCATTTGTAATTAATACTATTAACCAAGAGGTTTTTAGTAAAACCGTTAAACTAAGTAGTATTTATTATACAAATCAAACTTCTATTAAAACTAGTGATGTTGTTGCAGAATTAGATAATTTTACAGATAATCAAGAAATATATACATTTGGTCCTACTATTCCTAATCGATGGGTTTCTGTAGGAAATGATCCAGCTATTTCATATTCTTCCGATGGTTTAAATTGGTTTCCAGCAAATGATACATTATTTTTTAAAAATGCTTTTGGAGTAGAGTGGAA